TTCCAAATTACTTTCGTTGAAGACGAAACACCTTTTTATCAAATAGCAAATCTTCCAACATTTAAGTTAAGTTGCGAATTATTTGAATATGGTAATGAAGCGCTTGATACTGGAATTGCTGATGTTGATGCATTTGAAACTGCTTATGCTTCTCGTACTAAACTTACGCTAGGTGCAGGTAGTGGAACATATCAAGTAGGAGAAGATGTAACACAAACAAATGCTACAAGTGGAATTACCGTTACCGGTGAAGTTTCAACTGTAGGAACAGGCGAAATCGAAATATCAAGTCAAGTAGCAAGTGATGGAAGTAATACGTTGTTTGCTCCAACATCTGGAAGTGCACCAGGAAATATTATAGGTTCAACCTCTGGAGCTTCATACGCTATTAGTTCAAAAGATGCATTTAGTTCAATTGATAGTAATGATCCATTCGCTGATAACGAAGATTTTGAAAATGCTATTAGCACTGGAGACTTTATAGACTTTAGTGAAAAAAATCCATTTGGAGAAATAGATATTACAACGTAGTTATGTTAGGACAATATTTTTACAATCAAACAATGAAGAAAGCAGTTGCTGTTTTTGGATCGCTATTTAATAATATGCGCATCGTAAGACAAGGAACTGGAGAAACCCGTGTGCCTATTTCTTATGGTCCTCGCAAAAAGTTTTTAGCGCGTATTCAAGCTGATACTGTCGCAGCGGCCGATGCATCTATTGCAATCAAGCTACCTCGTATGAGTTTTGAAATTACTGATATTAGTTTTGATGCAACGACAAAATTAAATAAATTTAATAAAAGAGTTTTACCAATTGAAGGTGAAACAGCTAAGGCCAATGTAGTAAATCAAAGTGTACCTTATACAGTTGGTATGCAATTAAACATATATGCCAAAAATCAAGATGATGCTTTGCAAATTCTTGAACAAATTCTTCCAACATTTGCACCGGAATATACAGTAGGTATTAAAGACATGGAAGGTCCAGGCACAGTAACTGATGTGCCAATCGTTTTAACAAGTACTTCTATATCAGATGATTACGAAGGAGATTTTCAGACAAGGCGTACTATTATTTACTCGTTGGATTTTAATATGAAAGTAAGATTTGCTGGTGGTACAAATGAAGGTGAGCTTATTCGTATTGTTGATACATTCTTTTACAGCGATACTGAAAATCGTGCAGCAAATAAAGTTGAAAATCCTTATGGAGAAGAAAACATACGAATTGCGGTTGACGCTTCCGATAATCCACCGCTAGATTCAACAGATACTATCACAACAACATTCGGATTTGATCATGTCTAAAAATGAAATACTTAATGCTCTCGAAAAAAACTTAAACATTGTCGAAAAGCCTAAAACAGAAGTCGATAAAGGGCAAATTGTTAACGACACTGAAAAGGATATCGAGTACAGTCGAGAAAAAATGAAAGAACTTATAGGACAATCGTCTGAAGCGATTAATACTATGATGGCTCTTGCTGCTGAGTCAGAACATCCACGTGCATTTGAAGTTTTGTCCAACATGATAAAAGACGCAAGTCAAATGTCGCAAGATTTAGTAAAATTACAAAAGGTTAGAAAAGATATAACACAAGAAAAAGAAGGTAGTAACAATAAAACTACGAATAACGCCGTGTTTGTAGGTTCTACTTCTGAACTTCAAAAATTTTTAAAAGATAAAGAAATTAAAAACGTAACAGAATAATATATTATGGCCGGTGATGGATACATGGGCAACCCACTTGTAAAAGGTGATAATGTTGCTCAAAATTTTACAAAGGAAGAGGTTGCAGAATACATGAAATGTATGAGCAGTCCTGAATATTTTGCAAGTAAGTATATAAAAGTAATTGCACCAAGTAAAGGTTTAGTTGATTTTAAACCTTATACTTATCAAAAAAAGTTATTTAAAAAATTCAACGAAGAACGATTTAATATTGTTTTAGCATGTCGTCAATCAGGTAAGTCTATTACTTCTGTAATTTATATTCTGTGGTATGCTATTTTTAATCCTGAAAAAACAATCGCTATACTTGCAAATAAAGGTGCTACTGCAAGAGAAATGCTTGGGCGTATCACTTTAGCACTTGAGCATTTACCTTTCTTTTTACAACCAGGCTGTAAAGAATTAAATAAAGGTAATATTACATTTGCGAATAATGCTAAAATCGTAGCAGCTGCCACAACTGGTAGTTCTATTCGTGGTCTTTCAATTGACTTATTGTTTTTAGATGAGTTTGCCTTTGTTGAACGAGATGCAGAATTTTACACGTCGACGTATCCTGTAATTTCAGCAGGTGATGAAACAAAAGTAATTGTCACATCTACTGCAAATGGCGTAGGTAATATGTTTTACAAATTATATGAAGGATCGCAAAAAGGAATAAACGAATTTAAAAATTCAAGAATTGATTGGTTTGATGTTCCAGGCCGGGACGAAAAGTGGAAAGAAGAAACCATTGCGAATACTTCTGAGTTGCAATTCGAACAAGAGTACGGAAATAATTTTTTAGGGACAGCGAATACTCTTATTAGTTCTAATTGTCTATTATCGCTTAAACCAGAATATCCGAAAAAAATTGATCAGGGAATTAGTTACTACGCGAGTCCAATAAAAGATCATCAATATATTATGACAGTTGATGTATCAAAAGGCCGCGGCCAAGATTATTCTACGTTTAATGTATTAGATATAACGACAGGTTTATTTGAACAAGTTGCTACATTTAGAGATAATATGATATCACCAATGATTTTTCCGGACGTAATTGTAAAAGTTGCAAAACAATATAACGAAGCGTTAGTTATTATTGAAAATAACGATGTAGGCCAAGTTGTTTGTAATGATGTATACTATGAATATGAATATGAAAACACATTTGTGGAATCATCAGTAAAACGGGGTGGCGTTGGTGTAACAATGACAAAACGAGTCAAAAGGATTGGTTGTTCAAATTTAAAAGATTTAATTGAACTAGGTAAACTAAAAGTTGTGGATGGAGAAACAATACAAGAATTATCTACATTCGAAATAAAAGGTTCTTCGTATGAAGCTACTCAAGGGAATCATGACGATTTAGTAATGAATTTAGTTATGTTTGCTTGGTTTGTATCGTCAGAAGCGTTTGGTGATATTTCAACAATTGATTTAAAGGAAATGTTATTTTCTGAAAAAATGAAACAAATAGAAGAAGATGTACCGCCATTTGGTGAAATAGATGACGGTGTTTCTTACGGAACTGTGTATGATACCATGGCAAACAGTTTAAAGGAGTGGAAAAATCTCTAAACTTACTTATTTATAAATAGAACTATTGAAAACAATCTTATTATGCTCAACTTATTAATTAAAACTATATTTGAAAGGAAATAAACATGGCATTCCAGGTATCGCCCGGAGTCGAGGTTAAAGAAATCGACTTAACAAATGTTATACCCGCCGTATCTACCTCAATTGGTGGTTTCGCTGGGTATTTCAACAAGGGGCCTGTTAACGAAGTTACGTTAATTGGATCCGAAAAAGAACTCGTGGAAGTGTTTGGTAAACCTGATAGCGCGTTAACGCGTCAATCATTTTATCAGGCAGCTTCTTTTTTAAAATACGGTAACGCTCTTAAAGTAGTTCGCGCAAGTAACACTGACTTAAAGAACGCACATTCAGATAGCACAAAAACTCCAATATTAATCGAAAATGATGATGAGTATGATAGTTTAGCTACACCAATCGATCAAGGCGCATTTATTGCAAAACAAGCAGGTGAAAACTTTAATGGTGTACAAATCGTTATCGTTAACTCAGTAATTGCTAACGATAATCGTTTTGACTCAGTCACATCTGGATTTATTGCAGATGGCGAATCTGCAATTGGTGTTCCAGTTCAACTTGATCCTCGAGTAGATGGTGTGATTCAAGGTGGAGCTGAATTAGCTCAAGACGAAATACACATTGTCGTAGTTGATCAAAATGGTTCTATCACAGGAACAGCAAACACGGTTTTAGAATCATTTGAATATGTTTCAACGACTGCAGGAGCAAAAAAAGAAGATGGTACTTCTAACTTTGTAACGGATGTTTTAAGAGAAACTTCAGAATATCTTTTTGTAGGTGATGTATCAATAATCCAAGGATATTCTGATGATACTACACTTAGTGACGCATCAACGATTACAAACTTTGATTCTAAATATTCTGTGGCTGACGTTTTAGATGACAACCTTACAGTGGTTGCTAAGCAAGTTGCTATTGTTGATGAATTAAGCGAAGGTGCTAATTATAATTCAACACTTGTACCAGGCGATGTAACAGCAGCTATTGATTTCTTAGCAGACGCAGAAACAGAAGATGTTAATTTACTTTTCGCAGCAGCTGATGCTAATGGCAGTAATACAATTGGCAATAAACTAAATTCAGTTGCAACAGCTCGTAAAGATTGTGTAGCATTTATTTCACCACCAATTCAAGATTCAACTGGTAACACACCTTTAACAGATGTTAAAGAATATAAAAACTCATTAAGTTCTCCAGATTCTTATGGATTTATGGATTCAGGCGCAATTAAAGTTTACGATAAATATAATGATATTTACGTAAATATTCCAGCGAATGGATTTATGGCTGGTCTTTGTGCTAACGCAGATAATGTAGCAGAACCTTGGTTTTCACCTGCAGGATTTAATCGTGGGCAATTACGTCAAGTAACAAAGCTTATGTATAATCCTAAGAAAGCAGATAGAGATGAATTGTATAAAAGCAATATTAATCCAATCGTAGCATTCCCAGGACAGGGTGTTGTATTATTCGGTGATAAAACACTACAAGGTAAACCTTCAGCATTCGATCGCATTAACGTACGCCGTTTGTTTATTGTTCTTGAAAAAGCAATTGCTACTGCAGCTAAATTCCAATTATTCGAATTGAATGATGAATTTACTCGTGCAATGTTTAGAAATATGGTAGAACCATTCCTTCGCGACGTCAAAGGCCGCCGCGGTATCACTGACTTCCTAGTTGTTTGTGACGAAACAAATAATACAGGTGATGTTATTGATGCTAATCGTTTTGTGGCTGATATTTATATTAAGCCTGCTCGTTCAATTAATTTCATTACTCTTAATTTCATCGCTACTCGTACCGGTGTTGAGTTCTCAGAAATAGTTGGTAAATAATATAAATAACTTATAGAAAGGACAAACAATTATGGCAATTTTAGGAGTAGATGATTTTAAATCAAAATTAATTGGCGGCGGTGCACGCCCCAACATGTTTAAAGCAACTGTAACGTATCCCGGCTATGCACAAGGCGATGTTGAATTAACATCCTTTATGTGTAAAGGCGCACAGCTACCAGGAAGTACAATTGCTCAATTAGATGTTCCATTCCGTGGACGCCAGTTAAAAATTGCTGGTGATCGTACATTTGAAAACTGGACAATTACGGTTTTAAATGACACCGGTATGGAAGTTCGTAACGCTATGGAACGTTGGATGAATGGAATTAATGAGCACGTAAATAATACGGGCCTATCCAATCCTACAGACTATCAAGCAGATATGACAATTGAGCAATTAGACAAAGCAGGTAACATCACAAAATCTTACACGGTTCGTGGTGCTTATCCAGTCAACGTTGCAGCAATCGATTTGAGTTACGACACAAACGATGCGATTGAAGAATTCACGGTTGAATTTGCTTTCCAATATTGGGAATCAGATACAACTTCTTAGTTTTAATTAATTAAAAGGTTCACGCTTAGCGGAGGTCCAACCCCTCCGCTAAGCGTGATATAAATATTTTATATGGAATTATTCGGATACGAAATTAGTAAGAAAGTTGAGAAGAAAGAGAAACCGCAAATGGTTTCTCCTATTCCCAAAACAAACGATGATGGCGGAGCAACTGTTACCGTTGGTGGCGGTTACTATGGTCAGTACGTAGATTTATCAGGTACTGATACAATTTCAGATCACGAATTAATCATGAAATATAGAGAATCGGCTCAACAACCTGAGTGCGATGCTGCTATATCAGATATAGTTGATGGTGCTATTGCGGCAAGCGAAAATTCATCTCCGGTTGATATTATTTTAAGCGACTTAAAGCAACCAGATAACGTTAAAAAAGAAATTATTAATGAATTTAATAAAATACTTCAGCTTTATAAATTTAATCATAGAGCAGAAGAATATTTTAGAAATTGGTACATCGATGGTAAACTTTACTTTAATATTATAATTGATCCAAAAAATCCTCAAAAGGGAATCGCAGAATTGAGATCAGTTGATCCTACTCATATTAGTAAAGTTAAAGAAGTGCAAAAAACAACTGATCCAAAAACAAAAGTAGAATACGAAAAAATTGTTGATGAATATTACGTGTATTCACCAGATATAAACAGTGTTGAAAAAACAAATGGCATAAAATTTGCTAAAGATGCAATTATTCAAGTTAACTCAGGCTTATACGATGGATCTCGACAAAGAGTAATTAGTCACTTACATAAAGCAATGAAGTTGGTTAATCAACTTCGATACATGGAAGACTCATTAGTTGTTTATCGTGTTTCAAGAGCGCCTGAACGTAGAATTTTCTATATTGATGTAGGTAATTTACCAAAAGGCAAAGCTGAAGAATATGTACAACAAGTTGTTTCGCGTTATCGTAATAAAATGGTATACGATGCTACAACTGGTAATGTTAGTGATGATCGTAAGCATATGTCTATGTTAGAAGATTTTTATCTTCCGCGTAGAGAAGGAGGTAGAGGTACAGAAATTACT